ATACGCTTTCGCCGGTGCTAGTTCAGGTGAACCAAGAGGTAGTCGGTTCTTCTTCGTTTTAGACATAAAAAAAGTTAGTAGCGCAAACAGATTATATTATATACTTACCTGATATTATATTCTTACATTTTTTCCGCTTAATCGCATTCCTCAACTTCGTCCTGAATCTGTTGCTGTCCGCCCCCGTTAAACTCTTCATATCTCATCTGCCCCTTTGCGACGAAGTGTGCGACCATCTTATCAATATCAAATATCCTAAAACTTCCAGCTCGGCGTTTCTCCGCTTTCGTTGCTTTTGATTTGTCGCAGATGTCGCTGTTGTTGATTTTCATACTCAATCCAGCTGCGCTTCCTGCGCCCTTTTCCCATCGCTCTCCATGTTCATTACAATACGACTTATACAATTCCAAACACTCCGTAGAGGTCATTTCAAGTATGCCGTTTCCTTCCCTCAATTCCTTCCAATTCCTTCGGGTATAACACTCCAAGAATGTATCAATGTTGCTCCTGTTGCTTTCGGCGATGCGTCGCTGATACTCGGTGATCGGTGTTCCTTTCGGGTCGTCAAAGTTGCTAGTGATTTCACGCCTCTTGAACCATTCATAAACAGACTTGACGCAATTGTTATCTTTCAAGAAGCCGTAGAACTTATCAAAGTACTCCGTGTCTCCTAAACGCTTGTCGCTTGCGCGCAGAATCCAGAACCGGCGTGTATCCTCGCCAACCTTGAAACCGCCTTGCTCGTCATTCGTAGTTGCGATGAAGTTCACATGACTCGTCATTTCTTGTGCGTCTGTCCGCATCACGCGAATACTGACTTTCGGTTCTGTGATGATGTGTTTGATGACGCCCATACTCTTATCGGTTTGATATTGCGAAATCTCATTCAAAACCACAATCGTTTTTCCAACCAGAGCGCCGTTGAATGAACCCCAAATATCGCGTTCGGGATTCTGCGGTTCCATCACTTTATCCTTTCCAAGCATTCGCTCAAACAAACGAATAAGTGTGGATTTTCCTGTGCCTTCCCCTTTGGAAAGGATAATCGGGCATTTCTTCGTCTTCACATCGGGAAACTGAATGATGTGTGAAATCCAATCCAGCAAGTAGTTCGCTTGCGGAACGCCGCCATCGCAGATGACTTCTAGAATGTGTGCCTTCATAAAATCCACGACATCTTGGCGGTGTTCGCAGAACTTAATGCGTTCCATCGCATAAGGCACCCACAGATTCAAAACATTATCGGGGCATTTTGTCGGGTCAGGATAAGTATCCATTCTAGCAAACTTCTTGATTTTTTCGTTGTTCGTAGTCCATTGTTTAATCCAGTTCATTCGTTGCGGGTTCTTCCCTTCCGTGTATCCGCACCAGAGGTCTTCGTATGACGCAGTCAGCGTCGTCTTGTCGCGTATGATGAACTCGCCTTCGTCTTGGCTTTCCACATACAATCCGCAGTTTACAATCTTGGCGTGTTTCTTTTCCCAAATCGCAGAATACTCTTCAAACGACATTTCGGGGTCGGCAACGGCGCAATCTTTCTCCTTCATAAGTTCCATATAGACTTCCGTGATGTCGTAGCATTCGTCGTGATGCGTTTTCACACACCATTCCATATCAAAACCGGTTTCATCGTATCCAATCTGGTTGAAATCGCTGAGTAGTTTGTGTCCGCCATACTTGACGCAGTTTTCGCCCCAAAGCATAAACCCATCAAAGATGTATGACGCGACCATTTTTCCATCACCCAGCGCGGGAACATTCAGTAGACCTTTTTCGCAACAAAACGCCAAACACGCCGAAGTGATGCGTGTCTCGTATTCTTGACCTATCCACGCAACCATCGTATTCATATGATTCTGTTCGCCACGCCTATCCTTTCGCATATTGCTCTGGCGAGCGCTTTCGTAAAGATCGGGGTTCGCTGCTTTCAGTACTTCGCACCACGCATCGCGTTCGTGGAACATTTCAATCAGCAGGTCGTCGTAGCACCCATAGGGAACTTTATCCGCTCCAAAGATGACTTGTGTCGCAAGTTCTTTTGCTTGGTCTCGGGATAGTTTGAACTTCTTCACCCATTTTTCAAGCACCTTCTCACGATTGTCGCAATAGAATTGTAGCGCTTCGTGGTCTTCGTATCCATTCGCAATAAGGAGTTGATTGATGATGTTTGGCTGTGCGTTTTTCATATCAAAATCAACATAATACTTGTTCGCAATCGTATTTCGGCAGTAGCGTTCCATTTCGGCAAACGATTTGCTGTCTCGCACAAAGGCGCGACCGAACCCATGTTTCGCACGACCGAGTTCACATTTTTTCGCCTTAAGTTTCTTGTCGTATCTAATGTAGTAGTCTCGGAGGGAATCGCGGATTGTAGCACCAACGGGTTTGCCTCTTTCCCGCATCTTGGCGATGTGTGCTGCTGCGCGTTCCTCAAGGCGAGGGCAGTCCATAGTCGCAGTTATCAATTTCTCATCGGGGATATATTCCCAGAAAATCTGATTATCAATCCATAATACTTTTTTCGCTAAAGTCAAATCAGGGATTTTGTCGCCGGTGGCGGCGGTAGCGGTGGTGGTGGTGATGATTGCGTTTTCCATTCTTATCAGTATATACGGGAATGCCTTTAAATGGGTTTGCCTATATATTATATACTGATATTATTTCATTTCAATTTTATATTTTACATTATTCCTAAATAATCGGCGTTGAATATTCAATATTCAGTATCTTTGTCCGGAAAATTGAAATCATTTTATCAGTATATATTATATGTAGAGTCAGACATACAATCAAAGTTAAACATGCCCGGAGCAAAGCAGAATCAGCAGAAAAGAGAACAATCAAGCAGAGAACAATCAAGCACTCCTCCAAGAACGGGAGAAGGATACATCGTGTCGGGAGAACATGTTCGCAAAATGTGGGCGGATTGTTCTAAAGACCGCCAGAAATCGGAAATCGCCTGTACTTGGTATGTGGCGGGAAAAACCCTGATGTGGGCGACTAAGACGATGATGGGAGAACAAGCGGACCTGTGGCGCGACCTCAAGCGTCAAGGCAAACTGACGATCTTGCCTGGAAACAATGTCGCAAGACAAGACAAGCGTGGACGCACTTGGAATATGCTCGTGGTTCAAACAACCGACATCAACGAATCACCTCCCGCCGATGTGGTCGCTCTTCTGGAGTTCGGGTTCATGGTCAGTGGGTATGTGTACTTCTTCAAGACTGCGGAAAACCGCGATATAATTTACAGGTATGTTATGGAAATCTAGAATCTCAAGGTGTCGCCGAAGATAGTAGGGGTTGCGGGATAAATCCCTTTTTTTAAGCTTCGCAGATTATCAGTATATAGCGTGGCGACGCCCCGAAAAGCATCACCACAGACCCCCGTTTATCAGTATATAGCATATGCGGAGCAACAAGAATACATTATAACCACACTATAAATCACTTGGAGAAACTTATAAATACATTATTCCTATCGGTGGTAAGGTGGTGAGGTGGTGATGCTTTTTTACTTAATCTGAAAATGAAAAACACCTAACAAACTAACAAAAGTGTTAGCAAGTTAGCAAAATCCAAAAATCCTGTTAAGTGAAAAAAGCGTCGCCACTTACCACACTCACCACACTCCTATCAGTATATACGCAAAATTGAATATTCAACGCTCTTTTTGTCTGTTCGGAAAATTGAAATGGTTTTATCAGTATATCCTAAATACAGCGAACAAGCAAACGAACGAAATGAACGGAGTCAAATACAGCAAGAAAGGCGGAATCATCAAAGCGACGATCAACTCAAATGAAATGAAAAAGTTGCGACTTGTCTGGGCAGGAGTCAAACTTTCCAAAAAAGAAGCACTCAGAAAACAAAGTCAACTTGTCGCTTGTTTTGAGAATGAAAATTGGAATATGGTCGGCATCATTGAAGAGTTCCCTTCAAGTCTTCAAACATCAATCATCAGACAAAGCGACATCGCAAAGTTCGCCCTTCCAGAAGGGGAAACGAAAGCGTGTGTTGTGTTGCTGAAAGTGTTGTCCCTGACTGAAGAAACACAAAGCAGACTCGTCGCATTCGGCGAAAATGTGAAGCTCCAACTGGGAGTTGAGTTCAGGGTAGTCATGTGGAACTAAAAGGTAAGTAGGGTTTAATCAACCCATTTTTTTTTATTGCGATAATATAAATGCCCCTTCAAGAAATATCTTACGATACGGATTTAGAAGTGTTATTGAAAGAGAACGCTGAAGAATGCGAGAGTCTGTCTCTTTTACACCGCCTTTCCTATGAAAAATACAACACATATTCTAATGTAATTAACGTCCCTGTGATTATCCTTTCCAGCGCCATCGGGTTCGCAACCGGTATTGAGATCGGATACGATAAGATGAATATCATTCTAGGTATTGCTTCTATCTTTGTTGGAATAATCAAGAGCGTAGACTCCTATTTCGGATTACCCAAAAGAGCGGAAGCGCACCGCATCTGTTCGCTCCAGTACGCCCAAATGAATAAACGAATAGCGGTGGAATTGTCTTTGAAGAGGGAACAACGCCAGAATCCAAAAGACATGTTGGGATTGATAAAAACAGATATGAAGAATCTTGCCGATATTGCCCCACTTATAGACGGCGATATTATCACGAAGTTCAAGGACGCATATTGCGACGCACAAGGGCATTTCGCCACCCATACCGCAAATATCACCAACGGACTTACCCCTATCATTATTAATGGAACAAAAGCGATTTTCCCTGAAACCGATGAACCTGAAAATGCCGTCATAGTAGACATACCGCCAGATCTAAATGAGCCTGAACCTTTAACCCCTCGTGGTGGTGGTGATGGTGCTATGTGTTAGAAAGTCGCAAAAAACACCTAACAAATGAATAAACATGGCGTTTCTATATACTGATAATGGGTGTATGGTGTGCGAAAAAAAAGGGTCTTACCCTGCCCTTGTGAGCGTGTTAGGTCATATTATCACAATCTTACCTGAATTGTAATAATGTTGCGTTTTTGTATATACTGATATTAGACACGGCAGCCGTCCTCGTCCTCCAAATGGAGTTCTAGGTCGTGTGCTTCCTTGAAATCATCGGTCTCGTCTTTTTCTTCAATATCCCACCTTTCATCGGTGATTTTGTTGCGGATTCTGAGGCAACCCCATCTGTCCCAGAACTCGTAGGTTTCTTCATCGTTGAGATTGATGCCGGCGGGAACTTTCCAAGTGAACTCAACGCAGTATGAACCGACGACGATTTGCGTGTGTCCTTCGGGAATGGGTTCAAATGCGGGGGCGTGTGGTTCTTCGTTCAGTTGGTCAATCACAAGGTCTTTCGTAGATTTTGGGGTTGGTTCTTCCTCGCTTTCGCTTTCGGGTTCAAGGTGAGCGCGTATCATTTTGTTTGCGAGCGCGCTTGTGATTGGAGTTGAAATGTCGGCGGGTTCTTCCTCCCTTTCCACAAGTTCGCCGACATGTTCTTCAAGCATTTCGCGGGTCATTTCCACAACGGATAATGATGAGTACGACCCCCATTCTTCGCCGAAGTATAGATTCTGGAATGCGTGAAGAACAGCGTTGTCGCCTTCGTCGTTGTTGAGACACCCGATCTCGTTTGGGATTTTGTAAAGGGTGATGTCGCCGTTGTCTGCCGACCAGTAAACATCGCAGGGAAACCTGTTTTCTTTGATTTCCGCAAGTTCTTCGCGGATTGTTTCGTAATCATCGGTCGTGACGTCGTGCGTGTCCACATAGTTTTCGTAATCTTCGCGGAGTGCGTCAAGTTCTCTTTGTTTTTCGTAGGGTCGGAACTCTGCTTCGGCGTCTTCGTATCCCTTTGCTCTTCCTGCCTTGAATGCTTCGTCTTGAAGTCGTTCCAACGCGTTATCGCTGAGAACCTCCGCAAGTGCTTTGTCGCGTTCCTCTTTCACTTGCGCCAATTCCTTCGTCATATCGTATTTTTCCGAAAACAATTTGGAATACATGCTTTTCTCCGAATCCAATCGGTCCAGCAAGTTTGCGATGTGGTCCTTCTGTTGAAGGAGGAGTTGCTTCATTTCTGCTTTCTTCATTTCGGTAGCCATCGTCGTAGTCGTGTTTGCGTTTATGCCTGTATTCAATATATACTGATATTTTCATTTCAATTTTCCGGTCGGGCAAAATTGCGATGCTAATTAAATTGAATATTCAACACTCCAATAAAGTTGAAAAAAAAATTGAAATGTTTTTATCAGTATAGATGGAATACAGCGACTCAAACAACGATTACGATAATGACGACTATTGCCGAATACAGCTGTGGAAACTGCGGTTTTCAATTCAAGAACGAAGAAGATTGGTCTGGAAATTGCGACGAACACTCTTGCCTCCATTGTGAGTGTGATTGCTCCGATTGTGCCTCTGAAGAAGAAATGTGTGAGTATTGTGAATGCGACCTCGGTCAATGTGAATGTGTGAAGTGTGTGGAGTGTGATTTGAACATCACCGAACTAGTTGACGATTGCGCCGAACAAGGTGAAGGCGATTGGGCGCACCCCTGTTCGTGTGAGAAGAAGTGTCTGTTCACCTTTGCGCCCAATCGCGACTCGGAAACAATTGATTTCCTCCTGACGAAAGGTTGGAAGAAATGTGAAGAGTTCGCCCACCAACTCGTTCGCTCAAACTAAAAGCAAAAAGATCTAGAGGCAGGGTAAGTCCTCAATTTTTTTTCAATATTGAATTATTGATTTATTTCAATATTGAATATTCAACGCCCTATTTTGTCCGTTCGGAAAATTGAAATGGTTTTATGCCTTACTCTGGAATGTAGTGTCTCATACAAGAAACAATCCGAATCAACAATGCCCGTCAAGTTCAATACTATCCCCGAATCCGTCATCGCCCAGATTGAAGAAATCTGCGACGCTGAAAACTGCGGAGATGCCGAGATGGAAGAGCAGATTAAATCCCTGTTCTCCCAATTCCGCATGTATCAGGAAAACCGCCTCAAAATCAACAAAGAATCCCGTGAATCCAAGAAAGCTGCTCGTGATGCCGAAGGCGGTGGTGAAGGCGGTTCAAAGCGTTCCAAATCCGCCAAGATGACCGGTGTCGTCAAACTCGTCGCAATTGAAGGTCAAGAAAATACATTCAAGGTTGAGAAGGTAAGTCTCCCTGCCCCTGCCCCTGCCCCCAAACCCCAAACCGAAGAAGAAGAAGACAACGCTCCCCTCGTCGCCAAACCCAAGCCCAAGTTCACCTTCAAGAAAGTCGCCGAACCCGAAATCAATCTCGCCGAAAACCCCGAAGCACTTGCCGAACACCTCGCTTCCGTTCAAAGCAAACCCAGCGCTGCGACCCTTGAAGCGCGCGCCTTTGCCGAGAAATGGAAGAAGTCTGAAGCAGACCGCAAGAAAGCGGAAGGAATCGCCAAGAGAAAAGCAACCCTCGCCGCCAAGAAGCAACAACTCGCCGACGCCGCCAAAGCTGCTCTTGCCGTCCAAGTGAAGGAATCTGAAAGCGAAGACTCTGGCGAAGAAACCGAAACCGATGTGGAGACCGAAGACGACGAGTAAATGACCGGTAAGTCATAGAGGCAGGGTAAGTCCTCATTTTTTTTTCGTAGTTAATGTCTCACCAAACTCACGCGATAATTGTGCCTTCGGGTCTGCTTTAAGATCGGGTGGTGGTGCTTTCCCGTGTGGCGTTCCATCGTACTCCTCAAAGAACCCATTCAATATATCTTTTATTAGGGGTTGCGGTATGAAATATTTTTCCGCCATATTGCTATTGCCTTGAACCGGTGCGAATGGTTTTCCACTAACCACATTCCGCCCGTCCTTGAAACATTCCGACATCTTTCCTTCTTTAAGAGGAAGGGGATAGTTGCTCCAAAAATCGGTGGGTTTATAACGCTGGTCTCCATAGAAGCAGTAGTAAGTGGTTGTGCGATAAGGGAGTCGTTTTATGAGTGGGTCATTTCGCATCATACCGCGTGGGTTCTCAATACAATAAAGGAGTGAAGGATTGATCTTCTTAAAGAATGAGATGATACGCAAAGTACGATGGAGGATTGCCGTGCCGATGCGCGCCCGTTCGGAGAGGGGTCTTGTTGTTTCTAAATCTCGCTCTTTTAAACGATAGGACATAGGCGAGAAGGTATTACATGGGGGCGACGCCCATATCATATCAGGCACCCATTTATTCTCATTATACCATTTCTTATAGTTCCATTTGAGAATATCCGTTTCTATGTTAGGGGTATATATGGGGTCAAAGTCAACAGAAACGACATTGAACTTTTTCGTTCGTTCGGCAGCAGTTCCAACAGAACCCGTTCCCTTGAAGAGTTCTAAAAGATTATATTTTTTCACAACCATAAATTATATAATATCGCAATATTATATTATTGAACTTTCAACGACCTAGTCAGAGTCAGATTGCGACCATTCTTCTTCGGACGAATCTTCCCGCCATTTTTTACCCCCAGATCTTCGTGCCTTCTTCTCATCATCGGAATCGTTGTCGTCTGCTAGTAGCCACAGATTTCGCTCCGTCATTGCTAGTTGCGGATAATTTTTGAAGATACAACACCACCGAGTTTTTAGTTTCTTGATTGCTTTGATTTCCTTATTATCAAAACCGATGTACTCTTTGAGAAGATAATTGATGCCCTTCATAGAACCGCTGTGCGGGAAGTAAACGATTTCGTGTGCTTCGTTCAAGACGCGTCTGGTGTCCTTTCCCGCAGTCGGCAAGTGATTTGTTATGATACAATATGTCTTAAAATGACGCCCGACCTCTAAGACGCTATTCAGTGTGGCGATTACTGCTTCGCGAATCTTTTTATCACTAATAACATCAATATCATCAAAAATGACTAATGCGTCTTCAAAATCTGCGGAAGTGAGTTTATCTGTGATTAATGCTGCGGATAGTTTAATACGCTTGACTCCGTGCTTATCCAATACCTCATCTTCGCTAAGTGCTGAATACAGGAATATATCTGCTCCCTTGAACTTCTTCTTGAACTCCTTGATATAGTTGCTGGTGAATGTAGACTTACCCGAACCTGACGGACCGGTGATGTAAATAATCTCACGCTCTTTGGTAGTGTTTGGAACTAATTGGAACTTACTTCCTTCTGGTAGTTCAACATGTTTATAGGTGCGTTTCTGCCCCTCCTCTTCTGCTGGTGCGACGCTTACCAATTTACCCGCCAATGTTCCGCCCTCTATTTTTGCTAATGGACGCCCAACTTTATCAAAATTAATTGTGGAACTCATAGTTTATATATAATAATATAATTATACACAGAAAAAATCTAATTCTTTTTTACGGCAAAACTGATTTATGCGATTTCAACCATTCTTGCGTCTCTGATTCAATCTGCGCGTCTAGTTTTTTAGATAATGCCTTTACCTGTGATAGTGTATTTATCTTCACGCCCAATTGATTTCCTAAATCATCAAGATTGACTCGTATCTTCTTCTCAACATCGCGATCGTCGGGTCGGTGTTCGGCGAGTAGTTCAATTGCTTTGAGATTACTTGATGCCTTATACTTCTTACCTGTTTCGCTATTGAATAACTGCGACAATTCAACTAGTTTTGGTTTGTTGCCTTTAAGACGATAGATGGAGTACATGCGTTTCAGAGACTTATAGACTTTGCCTTCCTTGTGATATGATTCAAAATCGCCCTTGATTTTCTTGACTAAATCGGTGAGAGGGGGCATACCGCTAAATGAATAGATAATGGAGAGTTCTGTGAGTTCGTTGTCTTGGCGAACAAAAACGACATAATCCAACTTGATAAAATCTAAACCTGCTGGGTTGCCAACTGCTTTTGTGAATTGTTCTTCTGAGAACCAAGGTTCATAGAACTTCTGTTTCTCGCCGTCTTTTCGCTGGACTTTCGCTTCAATAAAAGTCATCTCGTTTGTATCTTGTGCGCGTCGTAGAATGCGTTGTAATTCGGCATACATTTTCTTCACATCTCGGTCGCCCTTGATGCTAGAAAAGAAATCAAAATCGCTGGGGTATTTTTGAACTGCCTGACTTCCCGTTCCTAACAATTCAATTTCACTAGAACCCCATTTGAGAGCCGTTGTAAAAATGCGAAGTTCGCTTCCTTGCTTCTTCTTTTCTGTAATATCCATAGCTATATAATAACTACGAATATTAAAATATTTTACATATTCGGCATCTTATACGACACCTTCTTCATCTTACCGGTATTGACCTTGTAGTTCTCGTTGCGAACACGGAAGGGGTTGGGATTCTCGTCCAAGTCCACAGGTTTCTCTTCCTCCTCCTCGTGTGCCTGTTGCGCGTCCTCAACTGGTTCTTCGTGATTGCCGTAAGCGAAATCGTTCTGGTCATCATAACCGCTCTGGTCTTTGTTCTTGTAGTGGTAGTCGCGTGAATATGCGAAGGGATTAACCATTCCACCGGCAAGACGGCGTTTGAGTGAACCATATCCGCCTTCCATACCGAATACATCATTATCGCCATCAACACCATAACCGAAGAACTCTTTCTCTCCTGCGGGTTGGACGCTGTACTCTTTGGGAAGATATACACCGCCAGACATGCCCCGTCCGACTTCACCCGCCCTCTGAAGAACTTGATATGCGCCGATTTCATTATCGGGATTAACCATACCCAGACCGCCTTGAAGATTATAGATGACCCGATCTTGGCGAACATAACGCCCACCTGCGCGTTCTTGTTCTATTTCCCACGCAAACTTGGGGCGATGGATTGCTCCGTATCCTTGCGACTTTACCGGCATTGCCGAATTAAATTGAGTCATTTGACCTGGAACAAAATCTAATTCTTGGGGTGAGTATTGACGCCGTCCATTACCCGAAAACATATCAAAAAGTCCCTTCCCCGTATCCCAAAGTGCGTTCCCCGCATATTTCGTCAACCCTGTAAGAGCATCGCGTCCAAGACTTTCTAATGTGGGTGGTGGTTTTGGAGCGAGATACTGATTAAGATTATCCCAAAAACCCTCACCTCCAGACATACCGAGACCAATATAATCGCCTTCTGGGCGATTATCATTTCGCGCGGCAGCCCTCTTAGAAGAATTGACTGCTGCGATAAGAGGAAGAACAACATCTAAACGCACTTGACCTCTATCATCGTTCTCACGCTGTAAAATATCATCATATATACCCTTATTGTCTCGTTCCAATATAGTCAAAACATCATCGGCGTCAGTTTGCGATTGTGCGTCTAATAGACCGCCTTTTCGTTCTTCGGCACGCAAAATAGCTGCGACGACTCCACGATTCTCTGGACTATTCGCCTGTGCGATAGTGAAACTATCATAATTGGGTTGTGCCTGTTGTGCTGGACCTGCCTGACCCGGTTGCGGTTGCGCTGGTGAACCGCCTGGTTTAGGTTTCTTGCCTGGTTTCTTTTTGGGAATAACAGCATTATACCTTCCGATTGCTGCCTTGATGCGTGCTAGTGCCGACGCCCTCATACCCGCATCAGCAAGTAATCGTTCCATACCATAAAGGGGTCGCCATCTTTCACCACCGAACTCACCTTTACCCGAATCTTGTGTTGGAATCTTTGAATCAGCAGGAAAATTATTTGCCTGAACCCACTCGCGAACGATTTGGTCTAAGTCGCCATCAGACGCCATTTGAAGTTGGGGTTCTTGCGGTGCTGGTCCGGGTGCTGGTCTAGGTGAAGGGTCAAGTGGCGCAGGTCTGCCTCCATCTTCGGGTGCTGGTGCGAGAACACCACGACTTATAATCCAATCGTTATACATTTGAATTGATGGATTAATCTCATCAACAAGACGGGTCATAGGGTTCAAATCTCCCTCGTCTGCTGCCTGTGATACTTGAATGGTTTGCTGACGACTATTGACTCCTAATTTTTCTCCCATAGCCATAACAGAAGCGACCACTTGTACTGCTTCCGGCTGACTGATTCGTCCAGAGCGAACCAATTCTAATATATCAGGAACGCTCCTTATCGGGAATTGTGTTTGAGGTCTTAAACCACCCAACACCATATCTGCTTGAACAGCCGTATATCCTGCGACCTGTTCCGGAGACAACTCAGGGTCGCCTCTTGGGTCATAAGGATTTTGTGCTGCTATTTCTGCTGCTTGTGCTAGTGCTGCTTGTTGGTTTGCTGTTTGAACTTCTTGCTGGATTTGGATTTGCCTCTCTGCTTGTTTTACCGCTTGAGACTGAACAACAGGTCCGGGTGGTGGTGGGTTCGCTGAGAATGTCGCATTTACATTTTGGTCGCGAGTATATTCAGCAACATCTTTCGCTCCGATGGGTCGGAAGATGCCGTCTTGGATATTATCGGCAGCGACATTCAGGAGTGAATACATGTCGCGCATCTCCCGACGAACAAGGTCGTATACTTTACCGGAGTTTGTTGGTGGTTGCCCCCCAGCAGCGCGACCAGGTGCGGGTAGGGTGGAAAATAATTGGGGGTAATTTGCCGACAATTGCCTCATCTGGTCTATGAGGGGGGTGAAATAAGCAGCATACATTCTATCGCGAACCCGATTATCCGATTGAATATCCTTGAAGAACAGAGCAACATAAGCAACCATTTCGTTAAATGCTTGAACGAACTCTGCCTTTGAAACGAGCATGGTAAGCAAACTTGCTTGCTTCGTTGTGCCTTTGAGTTTGTCTAAATCGGTTAGGGGTGATGTTTGGAGTTGTGAAAACAGATCTGACTTCTGCGAGAGAATCTGCTGTAATTTGGAAATGTAGGTTTGGAGTTTGAATGCTGCTCCTGCGTCCTTTGCGTCAATCGGTTTAATGCTTTCACTCTCACTCTGTACTTGGCGTTTCTCCATATCAAAAACTCTCTGTTGCTGATTGCGGTTGTAATTCTTCACCTCATTCATTTCACGAACACGAGTAGCATTGGAGACTCTAACCGGTGCGCGGTTCGCCATAAAGCGTCGTTGGTCGCCTTTCTTATTATCCATTTATGCTTTATAATATCTCTAAAGAATAAAATATTATAAAATTGTCGCTAAATAATCTTATAGCAAAAGGGGAACAAGTGGAAGAAGGTTCTGAGCGACACCTCCAAGATCCGACCAAAAATCGCCTCCAGAAAGACCTGCGCCAGTGAAGTCGCGGTCAACAAGAGAGTCCATTTCATCATTCGCTAATCCATCACCTCCACTCATTCCTGCGCCGTGTGTGATAGTCAATTTACCGCCACCCTGTCGTGCGTTGAGATGTTTCTTGAATTGTTTCATCATAGCATAATCGGCAAGCGCTTTCTTCATAAGCATTAATTTTTCATCACGGGGAACATCTTGGGGTCTGCGTCCACCCAAGAATGCTTCGGCAAGTGGAAGAGCAGCAGAAGAGAGAGACAATTCACTTGCGACATTTCCGCCCGAATATCCACAACCCACTTGGCGAACACCGCCACTAGTTCCCATACCAGAGAATATATCGCCCATAGCGTCCGCCATCGCCATATTTCCCTCATAGGATAGTGCGCCACCGCTCATACCCCTTCCTTTGCGTCCACGCCCACCACCGCTTCCGACATTTGATTTACCGGCAGTATCCGCCATCTGTCCGTAAGAATAACGGGGCTGTCCGACTTCACCGCTAACAGCAGGTTCCATAATACCACCACCGCTCAATCCTTTACCTTTTTTATTGCGGATAGACGCCATGTATGCTTTCGCTTCAGCAGAACCTTTTACTAGATGGGGGCGTTTTCCACCACTCTCACCAGCACCAGTCATACTCGTTCCATACATCTCAGGTTTCAATTTAAGTTTATGACGACCTCCACTCTGACCTGCGCCCAAAAAGGGAGCAATAGCTCCGACCACCTGTGAGACAGGTTTAATAACAGACATAAAACCATCTCCAAAGTCCGACCAAAAATCTCCTCCCTGTAAAGCAGCGCCGCCACTCTGCCCGTTTCCAAGTGTGCGATCGTCAAGAATACCGACGAGTTGTGATTTCAAGGGAACAGCTCCACCGCTCATTCCACGACCACGCCTTCCACCCGCCATTGATAATGGTTTGTTATCTTTGAACCCAGAAGGAAAACCATCAGTTCCACCACGACCTTCTAAAACCTGTGTGGTGCGTCCTAAAAGTTCAGGCATTCCATAAACACCTGCGCCGTTTCCCTTTCTTCCGCCAGATTGACCTCCGCCGCTCATTCCCTTACCCTTGTTAAACTTGCTGTAAAGGTCTAACCCTTGAGCCGCAACCGGAAGAACCTGACCGGCAACCTGACCGACTTTTGAAATACCGCTCAGCACATCATCAAAGAAACCTGCGCCACTCGCGCCTTTACCACGCTTATTGCGAATACTCGCCATATACGCTTTCGCTTCGGCAGAACCCTTTACTAGTTTGCGTCCACCGCTCATTCCACTTCCTTCCTTTGATGCCCGTCCAGACGGAACGGAGAACTGACCCGATGGAGACGCCATATCTGCTAATTCAGCACCGCGTCTAACACCTCCAGACATTCCCATTCCGCTCATAACATCGCTAAATGGGCGACCCATACCGCAATTCATACCACCGCTCATACCGCCTCCCTGATGCGTCGGTCCCATGTTGTACTGCTCTGTGTCGTTCTTGATATTCGCGTAATCGTAAAGACGCTGGGATTGCGCCAGATTACGATTGTAAGTTGTATCGTAGGCAGTCATCTATATTGCTTTATAATATTTCACAAGATTAAAATATTATAAAATTGTCGCTAAATAAGAACCGATTTGTTTACATACAAGTCAAATGCCTCTTTACACGCCCTCCAGACATACCGCCTCCAGAAGTGCCTCCGCCGGAAGTGCCTCCACCGGAAGTGCCGCCGCCTGAAGTGCCGCCGCCAGACTGACCATAACCGAATGCGCCTAGTGCCTGTTGAGCCATAGGTGCGACCTGACCAACAACACCGGCGACATTCTTAATCGTCTTCATAATGTCGTCCCAACCGCCACCAACAAGGCGCTTAACGTCTGAGTGAGCCATACCAGGTTGAGACTTAGCAGAGAGAACATCAGAGCGAGACAGAATTGCCGTGTAAGTCTGACTGGTTCCACGCTCTAGCACGAAGACACCGCTGTTCATAGTAATCAAGCAGATTTCAAGGTCATTCGGGTCAAATGCTTCACCAGACCAATTCTCAATATCCAACTGAAACTGGAGCTGGAACTGACCGATGCTTCCCGCTGAAAAGACATCGTCAAGTTCAATGTGGTTGCCCATCTCAAGGCACAAAACAGAACCGACAAGAGGAACTTCGTTGTATCCCTGAGCATACTTGCCGAGTGCGCCACCGACGGCAGCCCTCCCAGAGAACTCTGCCCATGTCTGGTTGCTGCCTGATTCAACAGACATACGCCACAAATCCCACTGCGTAGCGCTTGATAAGAGACCCGCCTTGTTGTTGAAGTTCACGACAATCTTCTTGATAGGGAAGAAGTGGTCGGAATCATAAAGGGTCTGTTTGGATACAGCTTTGCGGACAACGATAATGAGCTTATCAGGAATGCTGTTAAGGGAAATGGATTGGGAATTAATGGAGTTGAGGGTGGTGGGGGTAATGACTCCGGTATTAGCGTTCTTAGCAGCAGCCAACAATGACGACCCGATAGGAGAAAGGTAGCGAGGATATTCCGCGAATGGAACACAATTTCGCGCCGAGACGAGATCTGAGGGTTGACGAGTGTAATACTGGATAAACATCTGACTCTCTAAAATATTGGTAAGAGAGCATTTAAGGTCGGAAAAGGCAGGGTTAGGAGTAGTAGCGGGATAAGTGGAGGTGAGGAATGGTGCCTGTGCTGAACGGAGGATACGAGAAGTATCTGACGCCAAGTTGAAGACGCAATTGAGAACCTGAATACCATAGAACCCTTGATTGTTGCTCTTGGGGTCGCACCAGATTAGAGGACTGAGCATGAACGGCTCAATTGTTTCAAACTTGATGACGATAGTGCGGTCATAGTCTCCACTATCTTTAACGAATGGGGTGTTGCCGGTGATAGAAATCAGACGGAAAGAACCTCTGGGTTGGAAGTCTTGGTCGTGAGCGACATCGTTCCAAGCACCAAGAGGGGTGTTATTAGCACCAAGAGAATCCTGATAGGCATAATAAGAATCATACATAATGGGAGCAGTGTTGTTATAACGAGCGAGGTCGCGTCTGTCGTTGAAGCGGAGCAACTGGAAGAGAACATCTTTTTCGTTCTGGGAAATGGTGTTGTTGTTGATAGTAAGCTGACATGTGTTAAGGGCGGTCTGAAAAGGGAAAGGAGCAAGAGATTCGCTAAAACCATAATTGACGGCAAGAGTTCCGGGCGGCGTAGTTGCGTTCTGGAACTCGGCGTTAATGGTAATTTCCATAACATTCCTGAGCATAATGCGTCTGCCTAGCAGAGTGCTCTCGCTTGGTGTCTGGATATTGAAAGTAATTGACGAAGTGCTCTTGGAGATAGCGTCATACTTCGCGGGAGTAATATTCTGCGCACCCGCAACAACGGCATATTTGACGCTGTCGGTGGTATTGAGAACATCGTAAAGGACTTTGACCTTGCTGAAATCGCTGGAAGACATTTGGGCGTTTTATAATATTGACGGAGAAGAAAATATTATAAAATTGTCGCTAAATAACTCACTATGAAATATTGTTGTATGCCTTCTTCCTAAACATAATCTTAAGGTTCGCGCCACAACCATTCTGTAAATAGAAATCGTGATAGTATCCATAGATGTCTACCCATTGGACTTGGATTTGAATCTGAGAACTTGGTATATTTCCCTGAAGGTCTAACAACCTGTACTCGGCGGTCGGTTCATAGATAACATTCGGTAAGTACTCATCTCCCCGAACTAGATTGACGATTAGATCTGTAATCTCGTTGCTAATGTTGTTGTTCTGTTGCGTGAAACTTCCTGATGCGACGGAATTGCTAAATATCTTGGGGACTCCGATATTGGACGGGAGGACGGGAATCAAAGATGCTAAAAATACTATCCTTGCGATGGGACACATAATAGGACCTGTGCCGTATTCTTGCTCCATCTCTAAAGCGTCCCATAGTTGACATGGGGAAGGCGTTCCTGTTGAAGGAGCGGCAGGACCAGGAACGGGTGGGACAGGAGCAACATACGGCAGTTGAGCCCTAACAAAATTGTCGCCTAATTTGTTATACACTCTCATCAAAAATGCTTCTCCAATAGAAGAGGTGTATGAATTGAAGACCCATTCAAAACTGCTAAATAAAATGTGAAGGGGTGCGTTGAAGAAGAGATTCATCTTTGCGTTGCTCACAAGTGCGGGGGATTGTGCGTTATAAGCGGTTGTCTGTGAATCATAAGCATCGGGGAAGTTATAAGGTGGAACGGCGGCGAATGCTCCTGTTGCTGTGCCTCCTTGATTGAAGAGGGAATAAGGGGCGACATAGGTCGCTTTACATGTTGCGTCGTCCCATCTAAAGAATGGCGGGTTATTTACATCAAAATCTACAGGTATAGCATAAGCGGGAAAATCCGCTACTATTTGATTCCTTAAGTTCGCATAGCAAGATGCTAAACAAACATTAATCATACTAATCCATTGACCCCAAGATTGAACCCAGAAATACTCCGATGTCGCCTGTTCTAAAGTAAGACCCTGACCGGTGAAATTAGGAGGGCGTAAACGCTGATTCTGTGTTGTCGCTAAATTGCTCCTATGTGGGATATAATAAAGAGTCTCGCTCTGTGTGGTAAGCGTCACGGCATTCGTCGGGTCTTCATAGGACAGAGTGATTTTGTATATCGTCTCATTCGGGAAATCAACTCCGTTGCTCTGCTGTGTATTGATTTGCGGAATGAAGATCGGCAGCGCTCCGGCGGTGTCTAGCGAGAACCTAACGATACTCATAAAGTAATCTGACGGATTGTCTAGCAGGTTTGAAGAACGGACCTGAGTGAATGATAGTTTATTTGGCGGGACACCTAAATCGCCGACCTGTTCGTTGACGACATCAAGGTTGTAATATACTTGAGTGGGTGCTGAAAGAGCCATTGTGCTATATTGTATGCCTAGATTAAATTATCGCTAAATAATCTAATATATGCGACGATTTTAAGCACTTTTGGGCGAATATCTACATTATTTCAGTAATAATCTAATATATATAGGTAATAATCTAACAAAATTGTATTATTCAGGTAATAATTTTAAAATTATTCATATAATAATGTAAATATGCGACAATTCTTTACATTATTCAGGTAATAATGTAAAAAATGCGGTAATAATGTAGTTTTGAAGGGTATTCCCTTGCCTTTTTTAATATAATTGTATATAAACTATGGAACAACGACGCGAATACTACTTTAAGCACCACACCATATTAGAAGAGATATATCAGGCGCTACGCCCACTCAACACTCTACGCAAGTGTTATATTGATTGCCCCTGCGGGACAAAGAAGGTCGGTTATCTCAAAATCAAACAGCATATCTGTACTAAAAAACATCGCAAGGTATTAGGGGACACCCCCTTACTATCCCACTTTCTTTAACCGCATCGGGAAGACGATGTTTAGATTCATCTTCTTCTTATTGCCTGTTGCTCCTTTGCTCCACTTCAACCAATCCTTAGGACTACCTGTCTCCCCAAGCACTCCCGAACAGAACACCGCTAGTATGAACTCACCATTCGTCATATAGTATCCGTCTTCCTCTTCTAGATGATGTTTGCCTGTATACGAGTTTGTTGCCTTCTTGCCGTAAGGCGGACATCTTTCGTATCTCTTATTTATATCATCAACCGCCCTATCAATCTTCTCCATGCTATCTTCTGTGATTTGTCTTGACGCATCTTTCGCTTCTTCTGTATCCTCATAATACAACCCATCGTGGGTCAGCACAATCTTCTTCTTCAACTCCCGACTATAAGGCAGGATAGTATCATTAATCATCTGCTTCCACGCAACGCATTTTTCCCAATTCGCCATTTTCCTCAGTATATACATATATACTGATAATTCCTTTATATCCTTTTTATTAATTAATATATTAAATAACTAATATATCAATATTGCTAAATACCGGCAGTCCGTTTTGATCGGACGACCTCGGAGTTATGAGCCCCGCGCGCTTCCTCTGCGCCATGCCGGTTGGTTAGATAACAAGCAATTTTGGGTGGAGTTTGGAGAGGTTGTGATAGTGTGTTGCTAAATGTTTGGACCTCTCCGATATACTCAGAGATAA